CACGTCAGATATCGTGACGGACGCTCTGACCGCTTTCGGCATGAGCGCCGATGACTCCGCCCACTTTGCGGACATCCTCGCAGCAGCATCTTCCAACGCCAATACCAATGTCTCCATGATGGGTGAGACTTTCAAGTACTGCGCTCCTATTGCCGGTGCTCTGGGTTTCTCCGCGGAGGATACCGCTCAGGCCATCGGCCTGATGGCAAACGCCGGTATCAAGGGCTCCCAGGCAGGTACGGCTTTGCGTACCATCATGAACAACCTTGCGGGCGAAGTGAAGATCACCGGCAAGGCTCTGGGTGAAGTCACCATCGCTACCACCAACACGGACGGCTCCATGCGTGATCTGTCAGATATTCTGGCGGATTGCCGTGGGGCTTTTTCTCAGCTTTCCGAATCGGAGCAGGCTGCCGCAGCTGAGGCGCTTGTCGGTAAGAACGCCATGTCCGGCTTCCTGGCGCTGATGAATGCCGGGGACGCGGACATTGAGAAGCTGTCCAGTTCCATCGACCACTGCTCGGATACTTTTGTCAAGACCGTGGACGGTGCGATCATTCCCATGTCCCAGGCGCTTGAGGAAGGGATTGACTGGATCGAAGAGTACAACGGTGTGGCAGATCAGATGGCGTCCGTCATGCAGGACAACCTCGCCGGTCAGCTGACGATCCTGAAGTCACAGATCCAGGAGCTGGCCATCTCTTTTGGTGAGATGCTGATGCCCGCGATCCGCGCCATCGTTAGCAGGGTTCAGGCTTTTGTGGACAAACTGAACGGCATGAGCGAAAGCCAGCGGAAAGCGGTGTTGACCATTGGTCTGATCATTGCAGCTCTGGGGCCGCTTCTTGTGATTCTCGGCACAGTCATCTCCAAGGTCGGTGTTGCCATGCAGGGCTTTGTGAAGCTGGCAACTGGCGTGAAAAAACTGGGAGTCGCTGTCAAAGCAGGCACAGGTATCTTCGGTAAACTCGGTGCGGCTCTTGGCGGAATCTCCGCGCCCGTACTGGCAGTGATTGCTGTCATTGCCGTTCTGGTCGCGGCGTTCAAGCACCTGTGGGATACCAATGAAGAGTTCCGCGACGCCATCACCGCAATATGGAATGGGATCGTCAGCAAAATCCAGGCTTTCTGCCAGGGCATCGTTGACAGGCTGAACGCTCTCGGCTTTGAATTCGGCTCCATCGTGGATGTGCTGAAAAGCCTGTGGGACGGACTCTGTCAGTTCCTTGCGCCGGTCTTTGAGGCCGCATTTTCTGTTGTCTCAGCAGTTCTCGGCTCCGTACTCAATGTGATCACCGGGCTGCTGGATGTATTCATCGGCCTGTTCACCGGAAACTGGAGTCAGCTGTGGGACGGCGTGAAGGAGATCTTCTCCGGCGTATGGGATGCCATCACCGGCCTGTTCGATACGGCACTGAATCTGCTGAAGTCTCTGGCAGAGGTCGTTTTCGGTTGGTTTGGCACCACATGGGAATCCGTGTGGACGGGCATCAAATCTTTCTTTGAGACTATTTGGAACGGGATCGTTGCCTTCTTCACCGGCATCTGGAACAGCATCGTTTCCATCGTCACCGCTCAGATCAATGCAGTAAAAACCGTGGTTACTACGGTGTTCACGGCAATCAAAACGACCGCCTCCACGATCTGGAACGGCATAAAAACGGCTATCAGCACGGCCGTGGACGGGATCAAAAGCAAGGTCTCTTCTGCTTTTGAATCCGTGAAGAGCACGGCTGCCAGCCTGTTCAACGGGATCAAGAGCACCGCCACTTCCGTCTGGAACGGGATCAAGACTGCGATTGTCACTCCCATTGAGGCGGCCCGGGACAAGATTCGCTCCACTCTCAATGCGGTCAGCGGCTTCTTCTCCGGACTGAAGCTGCAACTGCCGCATATTAAGTTGCCTCACTTCCGTGTGTCCGGTACGCTCTCTATCTCTCCACCGAGCGTTCCGCACCTGTCCATCGACTGGTATAAGGAAGGCGGCATCATGACAAAGCCCACCGTTTTCGGCATGAACGGCAGCGCCCTGATGGCAGGCGGCGAAGCGGGATCGGAGGCGATCCTGCCTTTGAGCGGTTTCTATAAGCAGCTTGAGGCCATGCTGACCGAAAAGCTGAACATGCACAATGTGGAGAAATACCTGGCCGTCATCGCCGCCAACAGCGGCAAGGGCATCTACCTGGATGACGGCACCCTGGTCGGACGCCTGCTGCCTGCCATTGACAGCGGCCTCGGCCAGACGCAGAAGCTGAATGCGAGGTTGAGCCTATGAAGCCTGACGTAACCATAAACGGAGTCTCCATGCTCAGCCTCGGCTGGCTGCGTGAGACAGTAAACTTCCCGACACCGCAATCGCAGAGCAACACGATTACAGTGCCGGGAAGAAATTCTCCTATTCGATTTACAGAGGCGCTGGGGCGCGTAGCCTATCAGCCGCGCTCCTTTGATATGACCTTCTCCATGCTTGGTGACCGGGCCGACTTTGAGCGGCTTGTCAGCGCAGTTGTAAATCAGTTCGCCGGGCGGCTTTGCCGGGTGACGCTTACCGAGGATCCGACGATGTATGCGATTGGAACGCTGGAAGCCGATCCAACCTATGAACCGCTTACGGGCAAAGGGCAGCTTGTGCTGTCCTGCACAGACGGGGATGCCTTTCTTTACTATGCTGCGGAGACAGTTGAGAGTATCAGTGGCAGCGGCACGATAACCCTTCACAACGATTATATGCCGGTAGTGCCTGTCATCGCGACAACATCGGAGACAACTCTGCGCTGGGCCGTTGACGGAGAGACTTTCCACAAGACTGTCAGTGCGGGCACATGGGAGATCCCGGAACTGGAGCTGCGGTATGGGAACAACACGGTATCCGTAACGGGAGAAGGGACAACAACCTTCACCTATAGGCAGGGACGGCTATAAAGCATCTTCCGAAAGCCTACGATCTGTGGTATACTCCATCTCGACAACTCGGGATTTGACGGAGAAGATAAATGAAATATACAGAAGAAGAACTGACAGAGGCAAAGCGACAGATTGATTCAACTGTTCACAAATTAAGAGAAGTCATAAAGACTTTAGAATCAAAGGAAAACCCAGCGCGATATAAGTCGCAAATCACATTGACAAAAAGGCGTATACGGGCTTTTGAGATTGCAAATTCCTGTATTGAAAACGAAATCGAAAGAAAGTGACAATTACAAGTTTGAGGAGATTTGAATGAGAACACTGTGTCTGTACTAAGGAGAAATATCTGTAATTGACAATTCCAGTTTAGCTAATTGAATATTTCTGACAGAGTCGGGAAACCGGCTCTGTTTTCATTTTACGAAGGAGGGCTGCCCATGAGCCTTTTTCGCGTATACGTGGATGGCGCTCTTTTTTATCATCCGCAGATGTCGAAGCTGGCGATCACGGCCGCCCGCATTGAGGAGGATGCGGAGAATATCGACAGCATGACGCTTTCCGCACCTTTCAACCATCCGTACCTGTCCACCGTCCGGCCACTGGCCTCCACTATCGTCTGCAAGAAGGGCGATGCGGTGGTGTTCGAGGGCCGGGCACTGGATAACGGTACGGATTTTTACAATACCCATACCTGGACATGCGAAAGCTGTCTGGCCTACCTGAAGGACAGCGTTCAGCCTCCCTATGATTACAAGGGCACCCTGCGTGGACTGCTCGAACTGTTCATCTCTGTCCATAACAACACGGTCGAGGAGAAAAAGCGGTTTGTAGTCGGCAACGTGACCGTGACGGATAACAACGACTATGTCTCTTACAGCAGCATAGACTTCACCGTCACGCTGGATGCCATCCGGGATAAGCTGATCAAAACGCACGGAGGCTTCCTGCGAGTGCGTTATGCGGGCGGAGTGAAGTACCTGGATTATATTGCAGACTTCGATTCACTCTCTCCGCAGACGGTAGAGTACGGCAAGAATCTGCTGGACGTGAAAATCAGCCGGGATCACACCGACCGGGTCTCCGTCCTCCTTCCGCTTGGGGCAAAGATAAAGGATACCGATGCCGAGGGACAGGAATACGAAACAGATGAGCGGGTCCAGATCACATCCGTGAACGGCGGGAAAAACTATATTGTTGATGAAGAAGCCGCGGCAGAGATCGGAATGATTTGGAGAACCGAGATCTGGGACGATGTGACCATCCCGGGCAACCTGCTCACCAAAGCGCGGACACGGCTGCATGATTTGGCCCAAGGCGTCACAAGCATGGAGCTGACCATCGTGGACGAATCGGACACCGGCGCGGA